CTTGTATCCCAACGGCCCTTACTTTGGTCAGCTCATCCCTCGCCGAACTGTAAGAATCACCTGCAATGACCAGCCAGTCTTTATCGGTGCCATAGATGACTTCGACATTGTTTACGCACCAAGCAACCGGTCACAAGTTCGCATAGATGTATCTGATGCCTTCTCAACTTTGACTAACTCAGGGCTTGAGGAGTTTACCCCTACTGCCCAGCTCTCAGGTGCTCGCGTGAACGCTGTGCTTGATAGACCCGAGGTTGACTGGCCAGCAGCCGAAAGAGAGATTGACACCGGCAACTCAACAATGCTGGGAGCCCTTGTTGCTGAGGGAACCTCGGTGCTTGAGTATCTGCAACTTGTAAGCAACTCAGAGTTTGGGGACTTGTTCATTGGCAAGGATGGCAAGGTCGTATTCCGCGAGCGAAACGCTGTACCGAACACGCCTAACCTAGTATTCAGCGATGAGGTAGTTGCAGGTGCCTACACAGGCATCCAGTTTGCCAGCGTAAACAATGTCTATGGCTCTGAGAACCTTTACAACCGCATCCTTATCACAAACGCTTCTAGCCCTGCACTTGAGGCTACTGCTGCCGATACGGACTCGCAGACTGTGTATGGACCTCGAAGCTACTCACAGAGCAATTTGCTAGTTGCAAGCCAGTCTGAGTTGCAGTTCTTGGCAGATTACTTGCTTGCCAGATTCAAGGAGCCTCAGTATCGCTTTGAGTCTTTGACAGTCGTTATGGACACACTCAGCCAAGCCAACCAGGATGCTGTCTTAGATCTTGAGATTGGTGACATTGTGCTGGTTAGGTTTGAGCCTTCTGACATCCCACCGGCAATCGAGCAGTATGTGAGAATTATCGGCATCAGCCACGACTGGACCTCAACCAGCAAGAACATAACCTTTGCCCTAGAACGCCTTGACTTTGCTATCTTCATCCTTGACAACCCAGTCCTCGGTGAGCTGGACAATGACCGCCTTGCCTACGAGTAGTAAACTAAAACGAGAACATAAGGAACCCAATGCCAAGAAAAACCTTTACCGCTGGTGAAGTCCTAGCTGCTGCCGATGTAAACCTATACCTCAGCAACGAGGTGACACTAACTGCCTCTACTGCTACTACTTACACAGTGCTGACCTCTGACCGCTACAAGATTCTTGAGTTTGACTCTGCCTCTAATACCACAGTCAGCATCGGAACTGCCACAGCTTTCCAGGCTGGCGAGCGAGTAGACATCTTGCAGGATGGTGCCGGAACTGTCACGATCACCAGGGATGGCACAGTCGTTAGCCTTGCTGGTCGAGGAACCGCAGGAACCGCTTACCGCATTGGTCAGCGCTATGACGCTGTATCTGTTGTCTGTGTGGGTACTAACGCTTACCGCATTATTGGTAACGCAACGGCGGTCTAACTATGGCACTAAGTCCTTTAGGTATTTTTAGTGCTGCTGGAGCACGTAGGCTGCTTTCTGTTGAGTATTTAGTAATCGCTGGAGGCGGTGGTGGTGCTTTTGCAGGTGGTGGAGCGGGAGGATACCGATCATCTGTTATTGGAGAATCCTCGGGTGCCAATTCTTCAGCTGAATCTGTTTTTATTCCAAGCCTAGGCACCAACTACACAGTCAGCGTAGGTGCTGGTGGTGCAGCTGGTCAAAACATTTCTACCTCATCTTCTGGTGTCAGCTCTACTTTCGCAACAATAACTAGCACTGGCGGTGGCTACGGAGGATGGTTCCCTGCCGTCGCTGGAGCAACCGGAGGTAGCGGTGGTGGTGGTGGTGGTGCTGATTCAGGTCCAGCTGGAGCTGGAGGAGCCGGAACTGCCAACCAGGGTTTAGCAGGAGGAAACGGAACATTTACACCGACAGATAGCACCGGTGGTGGTGGTGGAGGTGCATCAGTTGCTGGAGCGATAGGAGTAAATGTTTCTAACGGTGGACAGGGCGGAAATGGACTTTCTTCCGCAATAACTGGATCATCCGTAGCCAGGGCTGGGGGCGGTTCTGGAGGTGGATCACTTACAACAACTGGCGGTTCTGGTGGTGGTGGCACTGGTGGTGCCGCAGGGGCAAACGCTACAGCTGGAACTACTAATAGAGGAGCAGGTGGTGGCGGTGGTGGAAACAGCTCGGTCACTAATGGAGGCGCTGGAGGTTCTGGAGTTGTAATTTTGAGATACCCAGCTGATTACAACATTACTATTGGCGCAGGTCTTACTGGATCTACAAATATAGTTGGTGCGAATAAGGTTACGGAAATAACAGCTGGAACCGGGAATATAAGTTGGGCAGCATAATGGCACATTACGCATTTTTAGACAGCAATAACATTGTGACCGAAGTTATTGTCGGCATAGATGAAACAAAACTAATAGAAGGCATTGATCCTGAAACTTGGTATGGAAACTTTAGGGGTCAGGTTTGTAAAAGGACCAGCTACAACGGAAACATTAGAAAGAATTATGCCGGTCTGGGTTTTACATACGACTCTGAACGTGATGCTTTTATCGCACCAAGGCCTTATCCTTCTTGGTTGCTAAACGAAGAAAGCTGTCAATGGGAGGCACCTACTCCACGCCCATCAAACAGCTTTACCTATATTTGGAATGAATCAGAACTAGCTTGGGAGCTGGCAGACTTTTCGGAGCCTAACTAATGGCTGAGGAAACAACTGGGGTAAGAATAACCCAGCAAGCAATTTACGCCAAGCAACTTGAGCATGGAGAAACCCTTGTCAAGATTCTTGAGAAGCTGGACCACTTAGACGAGGTTCCTGCACGCTTAAGAGAGGTAGAGCTAACCCTTGCTCGCCTGGCTTGGATTGAAAAGATTGCTTACACCGGATTGACCGCTGGGATCACAGGACTGATTGCTGCCCTAGTTAGCTTCCTAGTAAGGTAGCCCTTTTCTTTAGATTGCACTTGCCATGACTTGGCTTGACATTAGATAACTTGTCAGGTCCACCCTTTGAGATAGGGATTACATGGTCAATGTGAAGTGACATCTCCCAACCCTCAGTGCCAATCTTTCGGTTTAGGGTTAGATCTATTGGACCACCGCAAATGTGGCACACAGCACCATGCAGCTCTAGCACTTGAGCTTCGGTGTATCTCTCCCAACCATTGGCTCTTTTGGTTGCTCTACGCTTACGAGCCAGCTCTCTTACCTTTTCAGGATGCTGCTTCAGATGTTGTTTTCTCTGAGCTAACCGATGCTCTTTGGTTTTCTCATAGACTTCGGGCCATTTAGCTCGGCGATACTCGTTTAGCTTGTCTTTATTGGCGTAGTAATGGGCAAGGTTTTGTGTGCGATAGGTCTCTGGCTTAGCACGCCGCTTGTCGTTATTGAACTTCTTGACACAGCTTTTGCAAGCAGCTCGTAAGCCACCAGTATTGAAATCCTTATAGAAATCTGGCTTAGGCTTAGTTTGCTTGCACTTGGTGCAAGTCTTATACTCGGTCATAGTGGACTCCTTGTAAGTCTGCTCACGCCCCTGGTTGTTGATAGCAACGCAGGGGTCTTAGCTTTTATTTTATCGGTAAACTAGACATCAAGACTGATAGGACAAAAAAATGAGCACAAGACCACAGTTTCCTTTAGATGGAAAAAAGGGCAAAGACTGGAAGGTGACCAGTCCGATGGGGATTCGCATACACCCGATAGAAAAAATCAGAAAAAGTCATAACGGCACCGATCTATGGGGGCCTAAGCCAAAGATTTGGATTGAGGCTTGGCACGATGGTCGAGTCATTGCAGCTGGAACCTCAAAACTAAAGAACGCTGACGGCTCACTTGGTGGTGTCGGTTGGTATGTAGATGTGCGCTCAAAGATTGACGGCAAGTGGTATGTGTCAAGATACGCTCACATGGTCGAGAACTCTCTCAAAGTGGTCAAGGGCCAAAAGATTACCGCTGGCACAAAGCTAGGCATCATGGGCAACACGGGTGCTTCGGCTGGCAGACACTTGCACTTTGAGATTTGCAAGGGCAAGGTCCACCGCTGGACACTTGACGGCTCAGGATTCGTTGACCCGATGAAGTTTGTTTTCAATGTCATTGACAAATGGGATCTAGCTCAAACCATCGCACCAGCGATTGCAGACACAGGCGAAACTTTACCTGCACCAGTTCACGAGCCAGAGCCAGTAGTCAAAGCCCCTAAGCCCCCAAAGGTAAAGCCCAAGCTTGCTAAATAAACTAGCCAAAACTAAAAGCCTACGACTTATGTTTGTAGGCTTTTTTTTATTCTTTATGGTCTGGCAACCTAGCCCTGCTTATGGTGCTCAGGCATGGGCTTTAGTCACCTGCCAAGACCCTGACTCAAATACTCAACAGTTCCAAATAGGATGGGAGAACACTCATGACTACTTCTTGGATAAAGGCAACATTCCGCAGCACTTTTGCGAGGGTGGCTATGCTGGTCAGTTCACCGCTTTTGTTAGTGCTGTATCTAGTGACGGCACTGAGCTGGACCCTGCTTTGCTTTACCATCCTGGTTATCTTGCTCCTGATCCTGTGGCCCCCACTCCTAGCCCTGAAGCTTTACCGCAAACTGAAACGACAGTAAGAACGGATGATGTTGAACGCACCGAAACAGTTGAACGCACAGAAGATGTTGCTCGCACTGAGGAAACTGTCAGAGAGCCTGAGCCTGTGGTTCCGGTGGCTCCCATAGCTCCTGAACCAACCCCAGAACCCACCCCAGAACCAGAACCTAGCCCCACAAGCCCTGTAAGCCCCGTAGAGCCCACAAAGCCCCCAGAGGTCATAACACCTACCCCAGAGCCTACCGAGCCCCCTACGAGCCCCACAGAGCCGACAATTCCGAGTGAACCTACCCCTGAGCCTGTTTTGCCAGAGGAAACAATAAGCATCGAACTAGCGTTAGAGGCAGTCGGTAAACTTGTAGATAACCTACGCTCAATCGGGTCGGATCTAAGTCCAGAAGTACGAGAACAGGCACAGCAAGTAATTGTTGCCTCTGTTATTGTCACCCAGGTCGCATTAGCAGGTAGGAAACCTTGAAGTTCATCAAAGACCAACTAGAACAGGTCTGGACCATCGTTGGCCTGAGCATCGCTTGGGTCGTACTTGAGGGCACAGCTAAAGACTTTGCAGGTTGGGCAATCCTTATCACCATTGCCATTTGGGCAGCAACTTACCCCCTACGAAAGGACTGACCTATGTGGTTAGACATCGCACGCAGAACCCTAGCTGTAATCATCTTGAAGGTCACAGGCATCTTTGTCGGTGGAGCAGTTATCGGTCTTGAGGTAGCTCAGGCAGTAGCAATGGCAGCTTTCGCCGGCATCATAGATGTGGCACAAGAGCTATCTCGCTCATACCTGGCTGATGGTCAGATTGACGCTGATGAGATCAACAAGTCCTTTGGCAAGATTGCCGACAAGACAGACAAGAAAAGCTAACCCCTAAGCTTCGAGCGTTCCTCAGCGGTAGTGCCACCCCAGATGCCTACCATCCCTGCTGATAGGGCATAGTCAAAGCACCTTAGCCTGACCGGACAGTCGTTGCAGACTTCCTTGGCTACGGCAATGAGCTTTTTACGCAGGTAGACATCTGGCTCATCCTCTGGGAAAAAGCACTCAGGTAGCTGGCTACACTCAACGCCCCCATTCTCGCTGATCGCGTGTTGCAGCTCTATGTATTTACGCTCTAGTTGTCTAAATGTCATACGCCGACACTAGAGTAAAAACACGATAAATAGCAAACCCACGCCGAGAGAGTTAGCGTGGGCTTGCCGACAAGGAAAGAGAGGGAAACCTTGCCAGTTTCTAAGCTACCAACCGAGATAAACGAGTTGCACGATGCAGTCCTGCTAGGTGACTTTGCCAACGGCTCACCTGAGTGGCACGCACTCCGCAATGAGCCAGGTGCAGTCGGTGGATCAGACATTGCTGCCATTGCAGGACTAAGCACTTGGGAGTCTGCAATAACTAAGTGGGCAAAAAAGACTGGACAGATTCCTGATGAAGTAGAACCCAACATGAGCATGAAGCTCGGCACAAAACTTGAGTCACCTATCTTGGAACTGTTTGCAGATGAGCACCCTGAGCTAGAGATCTACGAAACAGGCACATGGGCAAACAAGACTTATGACTGGGCAAGGGCAAACCTTGATGGACTTTACAAAGATGCTGATGGCAACTGGGGCATCATCGAGGTCAAGTTCTCGCGCGATTATTGGAGCGGTGTTCCACAGTCTTACCGAGCACAAGTGCTTTGGTACATGAAGGTGTTTGGAATTAGACAGGCAAAGCTTGTGGCACTTGCAGGATCTAGCTACATGGAGTTTGACATCGAGTGGGATGAGTTTGAGGCACAAACGCTTTGGGAGTCTGCTCTTAGATTCCGGCAAGCTTGCCTAGACAACATCATGCCTTATTGGGATGGGTCTAACTCAACATTAGAAACAATCCGAGCCTTGTCACCTGGTATCGAGGACACAGAGGTTGACCTTGATGACCTTGGGATGCACTACCTAAACTCGGTGCAAGATGCCGACAAGGCTAACAAGAAAATGACAGACCTAAAAGCTAGAGTTATACAAGCAATGGCAGGTGCCAAGCGTGGCTTAGTCTTTGGCGAGCATCTGCTCAGTCTTAGATCTAGAGCCGGCGGTGCACCTTATCTGCACCACGAGAAGGGAAAATAATGAAGGGCAAAGAACCGCTTTACTCAACAAAAGAGCTGATTCACTTGTTTCAGACCATGCAAGCTGACGGCTACGAGGGCATGAGCATGGGGCTAATCAAAGACATGATTGAGCTTGGTTGTCAAGACATCACAGAAGGGAAAGAAATAGAATGGCAAGTTTCAATCTAAGTGACTACGAAACTGTTGAGGAACGCATCAGGCGATTCTATAAAGACAACCCAGATGGCAGGATTATCACCGAGAATCAGACAACTCTACAAGACAGACAGGTTGGCACCTGGGTTGTTTATGCTGCTGTTTACCTAACCAATGACAGAGAAGCACTTGCTAGGGCAACAGGTCTGGCTTTTGAGGTCGATGGTCAAGGTATGGCTAACAAAACATCTGCACTAGAGAACGCTGAAACCTCAGCAATCGGTAGAGCACTTGCTAACGCAGGATACTCAGGCAACAAGCGAGCCAGCCGAGAGGAAATGGCCAAGGTTGCAAGGGATAAAAAGCCAAACGCAACAGCTAGAGATTGGCTGGCAATGGCAACAGAATTAGGCAATGACCTTGATGGTTTACGCTTGCTATACAGCGAAGCCAAGACCGGTGGAGCTGACACAGCAACACTCGACAAGATCAAGGCAATCGCAAATGGACTATCAGGCTCAAAGGATTCTGCTTAGTTCCATTCTTGAAGTGCAAGAGTGTTTGCATGAGCAATACGAAAAAGGTGAGCTAGACATCCTCACCGACTTATGGCGATTACAAAGAGAGAAAGCTAGAAGGCTAAGAGATGGAAATTATTACACCAGGCCACATAGTCCAGGAGCTACAACGCCTGACAAGCGAGATGGACAAGGGGGCTAATGCCCTTTATGACGCTGAGTGCAAGATGGCAGATGCCGAGGCCGCTTATGACAAGGCAGTGTCCTTAGCCTTTATCAACAACGCTGGGACTGTTGCAGACCGGCAAGCTGTGGCTAAGTTGCAGGCAGTAGAGGAAAAGCTAAAGGCTGACCTAGCCAAGGCCGAATACAACAGGGTCCGAACCAAGCTAAAAACCCTGTCAGATCAAGCCACAATGATGGCAGTTATCAGCAAAAATGTCGAAATACAGTGGAAACACGCCTAGCTGGTAGCCTACTTGGGTGATTGCCGAAACCTGCTCATGTGGGGCCAAGTTCAAAACTGACGAGCCTAACCCGATAGCCCTAGTCAGGGAATGGCGAAGGAAACACACCTGCCAGGAGAGTGCACCAGAATTGCGAGACATCGAAACCAGCAGCAGCATTGGATTCAGTGCCGATTACCGAGGCACCGGACTAGACATACCTGCAAAAGAATACGACCCTTGGGATGAATAACAAAGCCTTTCAGAAGTTCCTAGATCGCGACAAGTGTTGCTCACACTGTGGCACTACCGATGACACGCTTATTCCTCAGCACCGAGCTAACAGGGGCATGGGTGGCAGTAAGAAACTAGACAGACCTAGCAACATCATTGTGCTTTGTAGTGCTGCCAACTTCATGCTTGAGTCCAATGCTAGGTTTGCCGACCTTGGCAGGAAGTTCGGCTGGAAACTAGAGCGACACCAGGTACCAGAGTTGACCCCTGTTTACATGGGTGACGGCTGGTGGCTACTTGACAACAACTTCAACAAAACACCGGTGCCAAACAACGATGTGGAATACTTTTAGGATAGGTTTCAAGGGGCTGGATTAGACTCGACTGCCAGATAAAGCCGATGAGGAAACTGGTAGGACTTGGGTGCAACTCCCAACAGCTCCACGCTAGGATACAAAACAAGTGCTACTGTAAAACCATAACTAAATAAAAGTGCCGCCTAGAGATCGGAACCCCTAGACGGCGTAATACCAACAATCAGGCTGTTGGCATCGCTATAAGTCTAGTGTGCCAACCTCAACAGGAAGGCACATTTTATGTTTAACTGGGACAACAAAACACTCGCCGAGGTACTAGCAATGTACGGCGGCAACATCTTTATGGCAGAGATGGATTACCGAGCTATGGGCTTGACCCCTGGCGATTGGGTAATGCTAGTCAAAGAGGGCTACGATAACAGAGTCGTAAGTCCAACAGTAATGATGCTGATGGCTGAGAGAGCAGCTGCAAGATGAAGCAGACCTTGTACCGATTTTACGATGCTAATGATGATTTGCTTTATGTGGGCATAACAAAGTTCTTTGAGCCTCGATTGAAGCAACATTACAAAAACGCTGACTGGTTCTTTGACACAGCCTTTGTCAGGTTGGAGCACTTCAAGACACGCCAAGAGGTAGAGATGGCTGAGTCCTATGCAATCAAGCACGAGAATCCTCGCTACAACATAGCTAAAAATCCTGACAAGAAACAGGCAATAGAGGCTTTATCTGGAATGAGAGGGCAAAACTAATGCCACTTATTCGAGGGCACCACACCTTTGATGACCACTTCACCCAGATTCCTAACGACTGGGTAAGGGATTCTCGATTGACCCTAAAAGCCATTGGGCTACTGACGCAACTGATGAGCCACCGACCTGGTTGGAACATGAGCGTTAGCAGCTTGGCAAGGTTCAACAAGACCGGAGTAGACACAATCAAATCGGCAGTCAAAGAGCTTGAACTCTATGGCTACTTAACTAGATCAGGTAAGCAAGAACACAACGATGACGGAACCTTTGCCGACTTTGTTTGGACCACTGCTGACCCCTTCCAAAACCCCGATACGGTGAAAACCGTTAGCGGTAAACAGGACACAAAGAACACTATTACTAAAGAACAACAACCTATAAAGAATAAACAAGAGAATACAGATACTGGATTTGATAAGTTCTGGGAGCTTTACCCTAAACGCATAGGAAAAGCTGATGCTCTAAAAGCTTGGAACAAAGTGCTAAAAAACAAAACCGCTGATGAGATGATTGCACTCACTAAGGCTTACTCTGATGGCAAGCTACCTGACATGACCTTCATCCCCTACCCAGCATCCTGGCTAAACAAAGGACTCTATGAAGCAGTGGAGAACGATAAACCTGCACCGGCAAGCAAACCTATCTTTGGCAGAATCAAGTGAGTGAGTTCGAGCAGTTAGTCATTGGCTCTGTCCTGCTAACAAACGGCAAGGCACTCGATGACCTAACGCTCACAGCAAAAGACTTTGACGATCTCGGACACGAGAAAATCTACGCAACGATGCTTGAGATGAAACAAGCTCGCTTGCCGATAGATGTCATCACAGTCGGGTCAAGGTTGCCAAAGCTTGCCAGCTACTTACATGACTGCATAACAGCAACCCCAACTGCTGCATCTGTCAGCTACTACGCCGAGCGAGTCATCGAGGAAGTCACCAGGCGAAAGCTTGCTCATGCCGGTCAAGTAATCAACATGAAAGCCCAGCATGAGGACTTGGCAACAGTTATAGATCAAGCCAAGAAAGAGATTGACAACCTAAGTGATCGCAACACAGCCAGCAGACCTAGCTATGTAAGCGATGAACTTATCCCTTACCTTGACGAGATAGACAAGCCAAAGAACTATCCACTCAGCCCTTGGAAAGACCTCAACGACATCCTTGGCGGATTCAGACCAGGTGCCCTTTACATCATCGGTGCCCGACCAGGTATCGGTAAGACCATTGTTGGGTTGCAGATTGCTTGGGAGCTATCGAAGCAAGGGCCAGTCAGCTTTCACAGCCTTGAGATGGGCAAGTCAGAGTTGTATAACAGAATCATCTCGATGGAAGCCGAGGTCTACATTGGCAACATTGAAAAGGGTCAGCTCAAAGATG